ATGGTTTTTTTCTAAGGCCTTGTATAGTTTTAAACACTTCTTTAGATTTTACGTTTCTATCTACTACGCCTCTTTTTAAAGTTCTCACAATTTCACTTGGAAAAGTTGAAAACTTACCTTTTGGTTTGCTTTTTAAAGCTTTTCCAAACCCTTTAATTGCTTTTCCTATTACGCCTACCATTATCTGTTATCTCCTTTTAATGTTTTAACATCTTTACGTTTCATGTCGTCAGATTTCAATTTAACCCCAGCTTGTAAATAAGCTTTATCCATAGTGGTGTCGGCTCTTAGTTCAGCTAGTTCCTCATTCTGTTCTAGTTTTTCATCTGAAATGTCTTTAGCTTGAACTAGTTTAGCCTGGTCAATATTAACCCTAGCTTCATCATACTCTTTTTTACGCTGTTGGTCCATAGCTCTTAAGTCAACTTCTCTAGATTTTAATTTAAGTAGTGGATCATGGTCGAATTGCGAAGTAATCGCTTTTTCTTCCTTCATGAATTCTTCAGTCATTTCAGCAATTAGTACAGCTTTCCTACCTTCTATAGTCTGTTGTAGCTGTTGTAACTGCTGTGCCGCCTGTGGATTCATAGGCGCTTGTTGCTGTAATTGTTGTAACTGCATCATTTCCTGGCTGAACTCGACTTGGATTTGTTCCATTGCCATTAAACTGATGTGTTCTAAAATATTCTTCTGTAAGGCTCCCATGATTGGTGGATTGTTTCTCACCAGGTTGGTTGCCATAAAATTTAAGTGAGCAGTAATGTGCGCTCGGTGATCCTGTCCTGGAAACGCTTGGAAAGGTTTCCCTGCCAACGCATCAATATTTTCTAAAGACGGATCCTTAGGTGCGTTAGGTGGAGGCGGTGGTAAAACTTGATCAATATTCTTGACCCCTAGTGCTTCGTACATTTTTCGATACGACATATAAAGATTGTGCATTTTGGGATTTGACATCGCCAATTGTAATTCGGTTTGAGCCAAAGTAATTCTCTGCGTCATCGAGAAGATGTTTGGATCGGCTACGGGTAGAATATCGATTCGGTCGTCAAAATCAATTTGCTTAATGGTCCTTGCACCACCGACCACGTCGTATGGATATTCAGGCGGTAGATACGTTGAAATAATTTTAGCGAGTAATTTAAATTCTTCCTTCATTGAGAAGTACAGTCGTTTATGGATCGCGGACATAACCTTCGATCCTCTTTCAAGAAGAGCCATGGTTGTTCCTACAGCCGCTTGTTGATTACCTTCTCCTGTTTGTAATTCTGATATGGCAGCAAATCGTTGACCTGCTTGAACCACGATTCCCATCAACTGTAATAAAGTCGCTGATGGTTCTTTATAAGGTAAAGGATAGAAGGCATCTTTTAAAGATCCGCCAGGTGCGTCGACATCTTTAAATTCTCCTGGTTGAATAGGAGACGCTTCATCTTTAACTCTGACCCCACGTTGCTTAAAGCCCGCAGGTAAATTTGATAGGGTGCCCGCATCTAATAATTGGCGGAGAGCGACCGTTGCGGTACGACTCAATCCGCCAATCATGTGAATGAGTCCAAAGCCATAGAATCCGAGTCCAGGCAGAAATTTAAAATGGACAAAGTATTGAATTCTTTGTTTCTTTGGGTCATTGGGCGCGAAGTTCCTTCTTATCGAAAGAACCTTTGTGCTGCTTTCATCGATGGTTACGATGTACGGCAGCTTGATACCAGTCGGTTCCCCGTCTGGACCAATATCTTCAAAGCCTTCTAGATCTAAATCTATATGACATTCTAATAGGGTATAAATATTTTGGGGTCGTCCTGTTCGTTGAGTCCCTTCTAATTCTCTTTCTTTTTCTTTTAGTTCTTCTTGAACAATCGTTCCTGGTTTACCTAATTCAATATCACTGTAAAATCCTGAAACCTGTTGTTTCCTTATATCGTTTTCTGAAATTTTAATAACATGCGTAATAGATTCTGCATCCGCAAGTGAAGTTGCCGTGTAAGGCACAACCACATCATCGGCTGGAACGAATTTAGAAACGCCTCGTTGTAAAAGATCGTCGTAATAAATTTTTTTGAAAGTGGAACCTGCTAAAGGTAAATGAAATAACATCGAATCAAATTCAGGTTCGTATTCCTTCATCTGATCCATGATCTGATAGTTCATGAAATCTTTAACGCGTTCCGCTTGCTGTACCTTTCCAGGATTCGTCATCCCTAGAATCTGAGTTCTAACAGGACCATCCGATGGAAAAAGTTCTTTGTAAGCGGTTGCTTGGAATTGGGTTACGGCTTCTGCCAGCACGGGGTGCGTCGCACCACTTGCGCCTTGAAAAGGTTCGGTTCTGTTAACATATTTAAATCCTAAAAGATCTAAACCTTTTGTGTAAGATTGTTCCCATTCTTTTCGGGAAGTTTTATTATCCTGATACTGATAACGTAGTTCACTACCAATGGGATCTAAAACATCGTCTGGAAGAAGATCCGCTAAATTATCAAAATGATTTTCGGTTCCTGGAATTTTTAAATTGGCACTCGGATCAAAATCGATCGTCGCCCCACCATCGTCTTCAGGGGTAACTTCTACTGGTCCTTTTAATGGAACTTCCGCAATATTAACATCCGTGACTTCCTCTGCGCCTCCAGGAAGTGGAGTTTTTACGTTTGGGAGTCCTTTTTCTATATCTGCCATATATTACTCCGTACGCTTTGTAGCATAGTTGTTTAAATAAGCCAAGCCTTGTGAATCGGGTCCTGAGGGTGGAGGCAAAGCTCCAGGTCTTCTAGGGTGTAGGGTAGCTATTCCACCACCTGCATAATTACCGTGGCGAATATGGCGCGGAGCACTAAACTGCACTGGTTCAGGAAGATTAAACCCATAAATAGATTCCCATCCATGTCGATCTGCTAATTCAGCCAAAGGGGCTTTTTTAATTTCTTGTTGATAATTATAAACTTCTTGAGGGTTTACGTTATTAGCATTGGCCCAGTCTACTATATCATGAACATTCATAGTTAAAAATTCTCTGGGGAATTGTTCGCCAGGGCTCTTTGCTTTTTGATTTAACATTTCCTGTGTACGTGGAAGAGGGGTAAGATCAAAACTTAAGCCTGACTCATCTTTAATAGGCTGCCTGAATGCATTTTCAGAATCTTCAATCCATTTCAAAAACTTATTTTGAGTTCCTCCTACATCCACCGCTGTATCTTCTAACTCTTTAGACTTTATTGTTTCAGCCTCGGTAACTCCCAGGGACGCTTGCCTTGCATTTGCTTCAGCTTCTTTAATTTGTTGGTCATATCTTGACCTAATCTTTGCATCTGTTTCGTGAGTAAATTCAGTTCCTTGTGCATTTAAATTCAATGCAGCTTGTTTTTTTCTTTTTAATTCTTCTACGGCTTCATTTCTTTTCTGCACGTTTCTAACATTTGAAAGAATAGCAGCATTTTCTTTTCCGACACGCCTTTCAAGTCTTGATTGTGTTGCCTCGTCTTCTAAATGTCCTAACCCAGGTATCCACGAAACTGCGGACTTTAATCCTTCTTCTAAAGTATCTCCCATTCCCATTCTTACTAATGATTCTCCAGCAACGAATATTGCTTCAGGAATAATACCATATTTCATTATTCCTCTTCCCAGTTTGTATGTTTGATTAGTGAGCTTCGCTAGGTTCATTTTTTGTGCTTTTGAAAATAAACTAAACTCCCCTTTATTAACCAAGTTCTTACCTTTGGTAAAACAACTGGTGCCATCTTCAAAACCAATACGTCCGCCTTCGGCTTTTCCTGGGCAGCCTATAATTTTAATAATGTTTTCAATTTGAGACTCAGTAACTTTTGGAGGAACATATTTACCCACTGGGTTTATTACTCCAATATCCTTTAATCGGGTAGTAAGTTCGCCTGTTTTTTTTAATTTTAGTACTTTGTCTCTAATAATATTTTGCTGTCTTAAATTTTTTATTATTTCATTTCCAAAGTCGCTTTCTAATATTGTTTTAGTCCCAAAATCTTTGATTCGTTTTCCTTCCACTCTACCTATGGTAACTCCAACATCTTTAGCCAATTTTTCAATTTTTAATACTAAAGCTTTGTCATTATTTAAAACCGCTGTTGTATATTTTTTTCCTAATGTTTCTTTTATGCCTTTATTTACAATATCAGAAACTGGGGTTACGTATAAAAATTTTTCTCCTTTTTTCCCTAAACCCTGAATAGTTTTATAATTTAATGGATGATCTAAGTGTAATTTAATTTGTGGATATTTTCTAGAAATTTCATTCTTTACTTTATAGTAATTAGCCACTTTAGCTGTAGCTTCTGTATATCTTTTTGCATTGGGAAGGGTTCCTTTAACTCCATAAGTGTCCTCAATTAATTTAAATAGTTGTCTCTGCTCTGTTAATTTAAAACCAGAGATATTTCCTAGTTTTTTTAAAGATTTATTTAAAACATCTATATCCTCGGATAAAAAAGTACTTAATAGTCTTTGATTTTTATGTATGTTTCCTTTTTGTTTATAAATATTAGCAAACAGGCGTGAAGCAGATGCTTTTAATTCTTTTGGAGATACTTTTAAATTTTTAGCTAAACTTTTAATATCAGAATAGTTATTGTTTAAAACTGCATTATATAATGCTTTTTGATCCACAACTTTGACAGCAGCAGATTTCAAAGTTCTTTTTTTTATTCTTACTTTTAAAGATTTTTTATATTCATCTGGAAACACTCGTTCAATTGAATTAGTAAAATGAGACGGTTCTAAGGTTGTTTTAAATCCTTTTTTCTTTAAAAAACTAAGAATATCAGGTAAAGAATCCCCTTGTAACACTTTATTTTGTACAGTTTTAGTTAAAACAGGTTTAGTTTTTAAAAAATTTTCTAATTGACCCTGTCCTTTTCCACCAGCCATTTTTATAAACTTATAATTATTTTTGTATTTAGGTTGGGATATTACTTTTGTAACTGTAGCGGAAGAAGCTTCTGTATTTTTAACTATGTCAGAAATTGGAATATTAGAGTTTTTATCAAAACTTTTAATATATCTTATTATTCTTTCAGTTACTTCTCCTTTATACCCCTGTCTCACTCCTGGTTGTGCAGGTTGCACGAGCTGTGCAGAGCCACCATCATCAAAGCCCAATTGGTCTCGGGCGTATATTTGAGATTCAGGTTCTAGGAAAGGTTCTGCTTTTAAATAGTCTTGATACTGATCGGCTTTTTGTTGAGCACGAAAATTCATTCGTCTTTCATAACGCTCAGGATTCTGAGCCCATTCCTTTAGGTCTTCGAGTTGTTGAATTATACTCATTATTCTCCTAGCATACGAGCAAGACCGCCTGAAGCTTTTTTAGGTCTTTTAAGTTTTCCAGTAATGTTGACATCTTCATAATAAACATCACCAATCTCATCCGCAATCTCTTTAAAGAATTCGTGAACATCTTCATCAAGACCTTCCTCAAAATCTTTCATCTTGCCATCCCTATCAGGACGCACGGTTCCTTCTATATATTCATCAGGTTCTTGAAAACCTTTTTGTGTCTCAAGGCCTTCATCTTTGACGTTCATTTTACCTCTCTCAATTTGCATATGATGTTCTTCAACTATTCCCTCATGCGTTTTCCCTGTGGTTGAGTCTGTAGCCATTCCTGATCTATCATTTTTAATTTTAATATTTCCAGCTGCATCTTCTGTCACATCAACACCTTTGTAAGAGTGCAGAGTGTCAGGATATTTATTGATATCGCTATCCACTATTTTTTTAATTCCTTTAGCCTTAACCACTTCGATTAAGTCGGTGATATAAGTAGGC